CCCCCCAACAGGCTGCCCCACAGGCGGCCCCGAAAACCCCGAATTGAAGAGCGCCGTCAAATCCGACAGGGAAGGGGACCATCCGGCCCCGCCAGCTCCCCCAGCTCCACCGGCCCCGCCAGCTCCACCGGCCCCGCCAGGTCCCCCAGCTCCCCCGGCAGCTCCGGGGATGCCTGCGCCACCCCCCGAGCTGCCGCCGATCGTGCCGCCCCCCGTGATGATCTGCTGCACGGTTTGCGGGTTTCCACGCATAAGGTAGACGATCGCGCCCACCGCGCCCACGATCGAAGCAATGATGCCGATTCTTTTAGCCGTCTCTGCCATAGGCCCTCACAATCCGTAAGCTGCGTGGCACTGCCCCACGATCGCATCGTAATTTGGTTTGCCCTGACTGAGCGCCGCGCTTGCCATGCATGCGTTGAAGTTGTTTACGTTGTTGCTCTCCAGGCCCGCATTCTGCTGCTCTACACTCTGCAGGGTGTTGGACGAAACCACCGAAGCACTAGGCCACGCGCCCACAGGCGTATAGGCCGCGGCAGGCTCCAAGGGAGTGTTCACCAGGACGGGAGCGCCCACGGCCAATACGGGATAGTTGCCGGTGTCCAACGTGCCCAGGCCCGTAATGCCTGGAGACGGCGCCGCCCCAAAGCTGGAAGGGATCTGCACCGGCACGACCGGCCCGATCTGATTCGTAGTCCCGCCCCCCGGTGTCGTAGGGATGCTGCTGATCCCGCCACCGGATCCGCTGCCGGATCCGCCCCCGTAGGCCGCCGCGATCGCGCGGATCGCATCCAGCTCACTGTTGGCCTGGATCTGCGCAAGGTCCACCTGCGCCTGCAACGTGCCAATTCCCAAAGCGAGCTGCGCCGCTGTTTGCTTGTTCGTCACATCCTGCTGCGCCGCCACGTTGGTATTCGACACGCCCGCTGAAATGGTCGCCAAACCAAGCTGCGTCTGCGCCTGGATGTTGGTTGCAGAGAGCGCCGCGGATATTTGATCCTGCTGCGCCTGCAGAGCTGCCGCAGTCGGATCTGTGCCTGCAGGCGCAGGGTAGTACGCTACACCGTTGGGACTGGTGGCGGCCGCCGCCGAGCTGCCGCCGCCGCGGAAAATCAGGTAAACCACAAATCCGCCTACGACCACAATCCCAGCCGTGGCCCACGGGTGACGTTCGATAAGTTCAAAATCCATGCGGCCCCCTATTGAGACGGAATGACGGTGACGTATACACGCAGCTTCGAATTGTCAACCGTTCCCTGCACCGTGAAGCTGTTGTTATCGATCGGCACAATCGCAGGCATTGGCTGCCCTGAGTTGAGCAGCGCGATAAAGGAAATAAACAAATGCTCAGAATTGAAGCTGTGCTTGATCGTACATTGGTTGCCCGTAGAGAAATCCAGATCGTAGACCTGGAGACTCGTAAATGTGGTGACCGGCGTGATCGTTGCGTCTGCCATTTTTACTGGCTCCCGTTGGTTGTCTCAGGAATATTCAACGGCCCCATAACGATCTGACCCGATAGCGGCCCGCCCACGCCTGCGATGAATCCAGTCTGCTGCGCGTAGAGCTGCGGGAGCTGAATCGGTGAAGGCGCATGCCCCGCGGTGATGCCGTTGGCCCCATACCAGACCACAGGCAGCATTGCAGGCACGACCGGGGGGGCAGGCTGATACACCTGATTTTCTGCGCCCACCGGATAGAAGACCGCCGCATGGTAGACCGCTTGCCCACTGTTGTGGGCGGCCTTTGCCTGATCAGGATGGAACAGCCGTTGCAGCCAATTCATGATTTCGACTTGCCCTTGCCCTTTCCGCCATCCTGCTCTTCCTGCATGGGAGCTGCGGCCTCAAGCGCCTCGATCCGCTTGATGATCGGATTTACCGCGTCATTGATCGCAGCTTCCAAATTGCTGGCGGCCTCTGTCCTCACGCCCTCTACACTGTTCTCTGCCTGCACGATCCGCGCGTGCAGCGATGTTCCCGCCACCACAGAGGCTTTCTGCATTGCCCTTGCCACCTCATCGCGGATCGCCTGCACAACTTCGTGATGTATCGACATTGCCCTCACCTCCAAAACTTTTTTTCAGAAATCGCTACAGCTCTACAAGAAATCCTACTGGAACGAAATCGAAGGAGTCGTAAAGCTGATCCCGCCCAGGCCGATACCACTGCCGCTCACGGGCGAGAGCGCCGCTCTCAGATCCGTTGCCAGAGCGTTCCCCGCGGCCCCGAGTACTTGCGTCGTCTGACTCTGCTTGCTCACCAGCACCGCGATGATCGCAACGCCGATAATCGCAGTCGCCACCGTGACCACTGAAGTGATGATCTGGTCGCTCAGGTTCATTGTGAAAAACCTCCAAGTCCGAAAGTTGAAGCACCCGCGCCGCCGCCGCCAAAAGGAAACGTTGTGCCAGCAGACGGGAAAGTGATCGTTGAGTTGACATCAGGCGTCAGGCCCGCGGTGATCGTGCCACAGTTCACACCGATGGGAGAGAGCGCCGCACAAAGGGCATTCTTGAAGGCACCGGCCCCGCCAGTGATCACGCCTGCAGTTTGCGCCTGCCTGGAAACAAGCACCGCGAGAGTTGCCAGTCCTACAATGCCGAGCGCGATCGCAACTACTGCCGTAAGCCACTTTTCTGCCATAAGCCCTCAGAACCCGAAATTGAAAGTACCGCCGAAAGGCCCGGTACCGAAAGGCCCGTTTGCACCGGCCCCCGATCCAGGGTTGCCAAATCCGCCGAGATTGGGCAGGCCGATTGAGATAGACCCTCCAGGCCCGCCGATCGAGATCCCGCCGCCCACGCTCACACCCCCAGGCCCCAGGCCGATATTGATCCCTGATCCGGACCCGCCGACAAAATAGCTCTGCGTGGCAAGATTCGGACTGGTACCGGCTGTCACCCGTGGGGATGCGGCCTGCGTTCCGCTGATCTGCGATTCAAACGCAGTGATGAAGCTCTGTCCCTGCCCATTCTTTCGGACGAACAGAGAGACGATCACCAGAATCAGAAAACCGTCGGAGATCGGCTTGAGCTTGGGAATGTAGCCGATCGCGCCGATGATCAGAATGGACACCAGCCAAAAGATGAAGTTGTTTGGCCCCGTGAAATCCTTCGCCAACAGGTAGAACAAAAGCTGATGGCACGGAACCTGACCGCACGATGGACCGCGCACCGCCGCGATCAGCAGCACGGCCCCCGCCAGAATCAGGATGAAGGGCACGTTAGATTTCCCTCCGCAAGAACGTCAACACCAGCCACAGCGCCACGATCAGACCGGCTACCATTCCCGCCAGCATGTACACCTGACGTGTCTGATCCAGCTCCGCGGCCATCTCGCGATCGAATGCCGCGGCCAACTCCCGAAGCTGCTGCTCTTCGCTCTTCATTACCTTTTCACGATGCGGGAGATCAGGCACATCATTTTGTGAAACGGTGGAAGTTTGTTTTTCCTCCGTGGAAGTCAAATTGTCAGGCCCCATGATTCACATCTCCGCAAGTTCAACGAACCTTGGTTTAGGCCCGTTGAAGTAGATGTAATCCACGTACTGCCGCGCTTGCTGCATGGGCGTGGCGTCCGTCGCATTCAGGATCCCAGGCGATACCTTCGATTCGTCATTGACGAATTCGATCGCATCCGCCAGTTTGTTGAAACGGCCATCCACCGCCGCGGCCTGCAGCAGCGGGATCACCGTCGCGAGAAATTGAGCGTATCGATTCCCGAAGTACATCAGTGGCCCTCCTAAAGCCCCACGACCTGCAGGTAGTAACGCAGCTCACCGCGCAACGTGATAAACACGATGAACCCGATGAGCAGCGCAAAGAACACCACAGCCGTCTGCGACATCGCGCCCCCTATCCGGCCTGCACGCCGATCGCGCTATAGACCTTGCGCCCAGGCCCCGGCATCCAGACTCCCAACAGGTAGCCCAGCAGAAGCACAACGGCCAAAAATCCCCAATGGTAACCGCGCATCGCTTACACCTCCCTTGTGATATCGATGATCACGAATTGCCACAGGCCAGCAGCAATGATCAGCAGACCGACAAACAGGATCCACGTGAGCACACTTCCCTGCGATGAGAAGGGATGCCGCCACCAGTCCACCACGTTGCCGATCAGCCCTCTGTTCTGCGTATCGTCCATGATCCACCTCATCCGCTGCCCCTCGAACCAAAAGAACCGCGGCAGCCCATCGAGAGATTGGAAGCTGCCGCGGCTGCCTGCGATCGCGGGAGCACACAAGGCCCCCACGCTCGGAGGATGCGACTACGACGCAGGCAAGCTGCCGGCCTGCGTGATCACATTCTGCAAGCCAAAGTCTTCCCACCCGATGAGCATGTATGCCCCGGTGTTCGCCGTGATCGCGTTCAACACAAGCTGCATGTTGCCGTACTGGGTGGTGGCGATAGGCCGCGCACGATGCCCGAAGTAATACACACCGTCAGGCAGATCGGTGTGCAGCAGCGTGCGCGATCGCAACGCCACCAAAGACGGCTCCAACTTGAAGATGAAAGTCAAGTTGGCGGCCTGCAGCCCGAAGTAGTTGACATCGGCCCCCACACCGCGCCCGCTGCCGCTTGCCGGATCGTGATTGAAGATCGCAATCGTGCTGAGAAAATCCCTGAAATTCGGATACTGCACCGTGAAGTCCACGCCCGCGGTGATGGCGGAAACATTGGTGAACTTCAGCTCATAGATCGTGCTCATATCGAGCTGCGGCAGGATGTACCCTTGCGGCCCCGTGGGAAGTTGGTCGATGTAGTCCTGATAAACCGTGACCGTGGCGCTGGTCATCGCACCGGCCCCGGCTGCAGCAGCGTACACGTTATTGGTGGTGTCGGCAGTGGACACGCCAACCGGAGTTGTATTGAGCGTGACCGTGAGCTGCATGGTCGCGTTGACCACGTTCGCGAAAATCGCCCCTCTGTAATCGCCGTCCGAATAGGCGAGAGGCACGTAGAACCAGCACGTGCAGATTCCCGTGGCAGTGTCTGCGATCGAAGCGGGCTGCACGTTCACCGCCCAGTTGCTGCCATAGCTGCCCGTCGCGTTGATGCCATCCAGCGCCGTATTCAGCAGCGCTGAGGCATAAGGCCAACGGCCCTTCACGCTGTTCAAAAAGTTGATATGCCAACCGGGGGTGTTGATGCGGACAAGGTTGTTGAGATCGGTAAGCTGGAAATTGCTCACCAAATTCGCCACTCCGAAATTCGTCGGAGTGATGGCCGTGCCACCGCCCGTGGTGTTGTGGATCGAAGCTGTCACTTTGACCCAAAACCCCATGATCAGGCCAACATACCTCGGCTGAATGTTGATGATCGGATTGTTCGCGGGTGTGACGGTTGTGGTAAAGACCTGCTGCACCATGCGCAGGCCCTTCGAGCTAACGAGCTGCCGCGCGATCGCATTGTTCTGGATCGCAAGCTGCTGCTGCTGTTGTAGGGTCATCGTCTGTCCAGGCATTTTCTTGGTAGCTCCATTGTTCTGCCGGTTCAAAAAAAAGTTTCAGGTTAGGCCGTGTTTTTGATGTGCTTCACGAGAAGCTGCAAGAACATTCCCGCGATCAGCACCATGAGCACGACCGTGATCCAGTTGAGAGGATGCTTGATCAGATTCCAGTTGACGATCTGCATGCATTCCTCTCTAGGCCGCGGCCATGGCAGCCTTTCGGTTCTGCCAGATCCTCGCCGCAGCTCCAAGAATCGTGAAGCCCAGCGCCACCATGATCAATACGGTGATCCAGTTTGCCGGTGTCCACGATAGAACGTTTTGATCCGATGCCATGTTGTCAAGTCCTCTGCTGGAAGGACTTTACGCAAAAGTGAGGAAAGGCGCAACCCTGGGAGTCATTACGTTTTGCAAATCACAAAACGACGATCTTTCTTTTTGGCTTCATCGCGTCCAAGCGGCCATGGAACCGCCTCACGATCTCATCGGGGGGTGGAACCGGCCTCAGGATCTCCGTCTGTGCCTCAGGCACATCGTGGTGATAGCTGTAGAACGCTGGCAGGCGCTTGGAGAGATCGGCAGGGACGTACTCCATCATTTTTTTCCGATCGGCAGCGTTCACCAGATCGTAGACGTGGAAGTAGGTCGCCTCAGTGAAGCTGAAAACATCCATCCACACCGGCCTCTGCGACACACTGATCGCAGGGATCCGCAGGGAGCGCCCCTGCGTGAGGATCGCGCGGTATGCCTTGCTCCCGGTGATCATGTAGCCCTCGTCGAACCACACCGCGGTATAGCGCCGCGCCCACACCCGCCAGAGCTGCTCTTCCACGCGATCCTCTTCCCCAGGTAGAGGATTCACGATCCACACCCCAGGCCCATCGGGAAACTGCGCCGTGGTGATGTGCTTCACCTCAGGGTGCTCGCCGATCTGCTCGATCAGCTCATCTCCCTTGAAGTTGTAAATCAGTAGAGGCATGTCCTCAATTGGGATCGCGAGAGCGTGAAACCCTGCGCCAACAGTTTTCCCGCTCCCCGTGCGGCCCACAATGGAGATTCGATCCTGGATGCCCAGCAATCGCATTTACAGAGGCTCTGCCAGCGCCGCGCTATAGCCGACACCGAACATATCGGTAGGCGTTCCATACGCCCCGTCCCGCGCCTCAGGCGGCCTCTGCTGCGCCTCAGGCGCGGGAGCTGCCGCGGCTGCTGGGGGAGCTGCCGCGGCTGCTGGGGGAGCTGCCGCGGCCTGCGCCCGCTGCTGCGGAGTCGGGAAAGGCCGCACGTTAGCAGGCGCGGGCTGTGCCCCCTTCTGCATGCGCCACCGCTCCCGAATTGCCCACCATCGCGGCCCGTACACGATCACCAGCATGAACACCAGACCGGCCCAGGCCATCGCTGCCGGATTCACTTCTGTGGCATAGAGCGCCAACACACGCTCGATGCTGTTCCCCAACTTCTGCGCCTCTTTGTCATCCAGCAGCAGCTCCGGACAGCCAAAGGCCGCGGCAGCCATGAAGTGAGCAGACGCCAGAAAATCGCCAACGCTTAGAGGATCGGCCTTCTTCGTTTTGGAATCTGCTGTACTTGCTCCTCGTGGTGTTCGCTTTCCACCTCGGCGGCCTCCGCTGCCGGTTCGCTTACCGTCTCCGTTGCCGGGGATTCCGGCTGCGTCGGGATCGATTGTGAAGATTCCGTTGATTGACTCGCGTTCGTTTCCATTCTCGTCATCACCTCCGCGTGCTGCGCCGTCATCTGCGCCTGGAGCGCTGTCACCAACGCTATAAGAGTCTGCAGGCTCATCGACAATGCGGCCAATTGATTTCTTTGCCATTCCTCACCCTCCAGGATTTCTTCATGCCGCTCTTCGCTGGCCTCTGCGTGCTCTGCCAGCTCTTCGCGCACCTCGCCCACTTGTTCAGAAACGATCGCGGTACCGGCGGCCTGCGCCGCGATGGCTTCCTGCGCTACCACTTCCGCACCATCGGTGCGAACCTCCGCGACTACTTCCGCCGCGGCTTGTTCTGTGCCTTCAGGCATTGTGCAAGGCCCTCCAACATCGTCATGGTTTGCCGGTGCATCTCCCGGTATTCCTCACGCATCCGATCACGATCGGCCTGCGCCTGCTGCGCATGATTGGCGATGAGCCGCACCAGCTCATCGTGTTTCAGCGGCAACCACTGATCCACCTTGCCAGCCCACACGCGGATCCCTTCCAGGCGATTTCGGAATTCCTGCTCTGATTGCTCCACGCGGCCCGCGATCGCCGTGAATTGGGCAAAGATCATCATCGGATCGATGCCGATTTGCTTCATGAGAATCTGCAGCCCCATGGGGATCTGCGGACCCTGCGCCGTTTCTATTTCGGGCTGTTCCGCCCCGTTTGATTTTCCAAACATCTTCACCTCCTATGTCGCGAAGATCCCGCCTTTAACTTCCCCAGGCAGGCCCGCCGCAGCAGATTGAATCGTGATTTCAAAGAACCGATAGGGCACGCCTACGTTCTCCGTTGCAAAAGCCCCTGCAGCGATCGTGAACGAGTCCGTCATCTCGCGATCCGCGCGATCCAGACGGTTCCACTCGTAGAACTTCATCGTCACGGTGTTCGCTCCCACGTTCGTCATGTGCGCGCGCCCGTTGGTGATCCCCGTGGTAATGAAGTCCGTTGTCGAGAGGATCACTTCCGCATCGGTTGAGATCCCGTCGAATTCCTGCGCCACCACTGCCCGGCCCTGCCACAGCTCTGCAGGCACGGGGAAATTGAGCAGCGCTACATAGCTGGTAGCAGGCCCACCCGAACACGTGAACGTCACACGCGCAGGATTAGGAACCAGCAGAGGCAGGTATCCCTGCTCTCCCGCGGGAAACACAATCCGCTGCTGCGACGTGCTCACCTGGATCACTAGATCCACCGTGGAGTCTTGGTTATCGATGTAGATGCTCTGCACCATCGATATGTAGCCCTGCTGCATGAACAAGCTGAGATCCAGCGTGTATTGTGCAGTCGCGGTGAAGTCGAGAGGCAGCGGGATCATTTTCGGTCCCTCTCCCGGCATACCCAGTGATCTTTCGAGCTGCGAAACTCGGCAGTTGTTCAAGCTCAAACTCATAATCGAAAACTCCCTTCAACAATCCTTCCGCGGATCCGGCAATTGAACCACGGTCAAGTTTGAAAGCGGCAGACTGGGGGGCAGTGGCACGGGTGGCGGAACAAACAGAGCTGCAGCCATCTGCAGGATATTCGCGCCATAGTTCGCCGTGCGCTGCGTCCAGGTCACCCCATCCGGCGAAGTCGCAAGATTGGCAGACGTGTTGAGCACACCTCCGACAGCTACAAACAAGTTGAACCCGAATCCAATACCCTTCACGTCTACATTGGCCCCGAAGCTGTTGGCAGTTGTCCAGGTCACAGCATCGGCGGATCTGAGAATGGTCAGACTGTCAGGCGCAAAATCGGTAACCGCTACCCAATGGCCTGCGCCATACGCTACGCGATTGACTGCATTCGCCGTGCCTGAAACGCGCTGCGTCCAGGTCACACCATCTGGCGATGTCGCGATCTTTCCACTCGTGCCCACTGCTACGAATTGGCCCGCGGCATAGGTCACTCCCAGGATGTCATCGGCAGCAGTGAAACCGGGATCCCGATCAGTCCAGGTGATTCCGTCTGGTGAGGTTTTCATCAGATTGAATCGGCCACCGGCCACGAACAAACCAACCACTGCAGACCACACGACGCTCTTCCATTCGATCTCGAACACTCCAGACGATCGGAGAGTGAACGTCACAAAATCGGTTGTGGTGAAAATGTTCTGCACGTCATCGAGCAGCACCCACAGGCCCGCGCCGAAGGCCGCCGATCGCAGCCCATCCGCGGGTACGGGCACAGTTTGCGTAGTCCACACCGCTGCATCCGGCGATTGCGCCAGACCGTTGGAAGTGTCGTCAAACGTGCCGCCGGACGCCAGCCAAAGGCCGTTTCCGTTGACTACATCCCAAAACGGGATCAGCTCATTCACCGCGCCGAACGAGGTATTGCGCGTCCACGTGATCCCGTCTGGAGAAGTAATGCACTGAGAGCCAAAACCGATGTTGTGGTTCTGCCCCACGGCCACGAACTTGATGCTAGGCATATCGAGTCAACTGTAACCCACCGGACAGTTGGCCGCCACTGCCCCGATCATAGCTTGTATGAAAACAGAAGATTCCAGCGTTTCGATCGCGTGCCGGTGAGCGCCCGTTGGAAATTGAACGCCTCACGATTCCGATCGGATCCCATGAGCAGTTGCAACACGATCGTTTCCATCGGCGCGAACGCGCGATCCCATTCGATCGTGCGATGCCAGCCGTTTTTGGTTCTTCTGTCCTCAACCCATAGCGGCTTGATGCCGAGCTGCCGCGCGATCCGCCAGACGCGCCACATCGGGGGTGGCCCCTGCGTCTGCACCGGCCACTCATCGATCGGCGCTACATCGTCAAGATCCATCATGGTCACGTGCGGATCCGCATAGCGCTCAACCCGCCC